CCAATTGAGTCCCAGTTAGCGTCTCCAACGGAGGAATAACCAAATGGCCAGAGGGCTTCAAGCTCTTCGGATCTATAAAGCATAGAACCAGCGGGAGTCCTTTTCCATAATTTCTTATCATCGAAAGAGTATCCGAAGATAATGGCGTGGAAGTGAGGTCTGCTGAAATCATCGCCATATTCTCCAGCCATGTAGTAGCGGATTTTGTGAGGTTGTAATTTCTTTCTAAGTCTTTTGAGGAACAATTGAAAGTGTTCGTGGTGTAAAGATCCATCGCTTGGGAGATTGTCATCATTGTATGTGAGAGTTATGAATGAGTTTTTTTCATGCATTTGCGCTTCATGAGTGCAGCGCATAGTCCATTGACGTGCGTGTTCCATACGGCAGCTGTCGCATTGACCGCATGGGATTTGAATTTGACGATGACTATCGTCATCGTCAGGTTTGAATGACAAAGCCCTACTGGGCTTGTCATTAGCATGAAAAGTTTGATAACCGCTTAAATAAGCGGTTATAGGAGAAGTACAGGGCATGTGAGGTGCCTAGAGGTTTTTAGAGCCTCCAGCCTCCACGTTGTGGGGCTGATCTCATATTTGCTGATTTTGTACGCTTAGCGTTATGTCGAAAAGTCCTAGCGGACTTTTTTTTACTTACGCCTTTACGATGCATGTACATGTTTTTTCTCCTTTAGTGGTTGTTTGGTGTCACCTAGCACAGTAATATCAAGTAGTATTACTGTGCGGCGGGCTCATCGCCCGCTTTTTCCGAGGTACTCTCCAGGACTGGAGCACTCGCCTCGGTTTTATTGACAAGGCCAAGCTTAATGGCTTCGTCTTTATTTTCAGGGTTATTCAAGAACTCAATAAGTTCTTGAGGGTTGTTATCGAATCTAGCCCGTAAATAAGCTGGCAAAGTCATAAATTCATTCTCTGCGGCGATAACTTGATTGAGGGCACCGTGGTAGTCACTAATGCCCGTAAAATCGCCATAACGAGGCGATATTGTCTTTTGGGGCAGAAGCCCCGTTATATTAAATTGACGTAGGATATTGTTAATATCCGTTTCGTCTTTGAAATGCTGCTGAGTCCGAGTAGCGTCCTCACAACGCAGCCCGGACTCATCTGACGCAGCATTTGTATCGTAATTGTAAGGATTACGAATAAATGGTTCTTTAATTTTCATTTGGATAATTTTTGACGAAGTTTATTAAAAATTGTTTCGGGATCATAACCAATATCCCGAGCTTTATTAAATTGATATTTCATAGAATCTTTAGCTGAATTAGCTAAACGTTTGGCATCACGATACCAATAAGGGTCACCAGATGGTGCAATATTTTCTTGCACATTTTGGGTTTGGGCTGTGGTTAAACCACGAGTAGCACGAAGGTTTTGTATTTCCTCATCTAATTTTGCAATTTGTTTTTGCAAATTAATTTTTTGCTGAATAGACAAATTAGTGTCTTCAGCAGTTTTTAAAGTCTGAGCTTTAGTTTGAATTGTATCTGCCTCAGTTTTAATAGCCTGAGCAGATGTAGCGGTAGTTTGACTAGCTTTTAAATCTAACTCCGCATTATTCGATGCTAATTGTTGGTAACCAGTAACTCCAGCTCCAAGTGCATTTTCCATCTTGGCAGTAGAAACGCTACCCATAGCTCCAGTAGGTACACCAGCTCCGCCTTGAGAATAAGCAAGCATGGGATTTAACCCAGCTTTTTTCATATCTTCAATAGCGGTCTGGTATTGTGTTTGTCGCATACGCTCCTGGAAATCCATTTGCGCTTGAGCTTGAGCAGCTGAAGCAGCATTAGCAGATTGAACTATATCCCAATTTTTCTGGTTTGTTTGTTGCTGGCCAATAAAGCCCAGCAGTCCTCCAGCAAGGCCGCCTAATCCCCCCAGGCTCATTGCTGAGCCTTGGGGTTGCATATGACTGCTGTCATAAGGTTGAGAATAATCATATACGGCCATTAAAAGTGATCAATTAAACCAGGTACAGAGTACATAGGCAGTGGACGTGCTTTCTTTACATCAAAGAAAGAATCAAAGATAAACTGTTTGCCGTTTGCTGCTGAACCAACAGCAACGATACGGTCAACAGGAGGTGTATCAGCGATAAAAGTATCATTCAATGTTGGTAAAGTTGTGAACTTCTGGGCAAGATGCCATGCATCAATAGTGCCAGCTGCAGTAGATCTAAAGAGTCCGGAAATTCGGGAAGGAGAATATCTATATTCCGCCCAACGCTCTTGGTATCCAAAGACGTTATCGTCGGTATCGTTTCCAGTAACATAAATTTCCTTATTAAGAACGGCTTGTTCACCCAGCATAGCAAAAGCTGGGAAGTAGAAATCATAACGAGTTTCACGGCTCCACATACGTGCAAGACCTTGCTGATAAGTTAAATCAGCACGGATTGATACTAATCCGATAATTACACCATGCTCAACAAATGATTGAGTAAAGCCATGATTATGAGCGAGAGCAGTACCCATAGAAGCAAGTGTACCGAGAGGAGTATTGGTTCCACTAGCTGCTGAAGCAGACGTTTGCGCGATTGGGTTAATGTTAATCGGTGTTGAACCGCCTCCAAGGTATTCAGGCCTTTGGAGTCGTGCGTCTGGAGAAATAACGCCGAAGTGCGATCTAATAATTTCTGTATAACGTGTTCCACCGCGTGCATCCCTCTCGAGTAATTTTTGAATTTGGAATGATTGGCGCAACTGGTTAATAGTTGCAGCCGTAGCAGCACTTAAGTCTGCATATAGTGTTGCTTCATTATCAGCAGTACCAGATACATATACACCGCCAGCATCATTTTTTAAACGACGAGGATCGCCGTCGCCGTCTAGTACAGACGCATATTTACCATCTGGATAAATAGAATTTGATTTGACTGGAGCGGTTGAACCTAAAGGTAAGGTTACTGCATCGCCTTTTTGTGGCCATGGTAATGAAGATGTAAAGTAGTCTTTACGTTTACCACGACGAAGTAATTCGTAGTTGTTTGCGGCATCTGTATCAGTTACATCGCCTTTATATACAAGGACTGAATCTTGTAAGTTTTCGTCACGGAACCATTGGTTCCAGACTAATGAATATGCCCTTGTGAAGAATGCACAATGGTCAATAGTTTTTGTCGGATCAAGTTGTCCGACAGTTGGCAAGCCCATATAGTCTTGCAATGATCCGATGGCGTATCCGCCTTCGGGTGTAGTTTGTTGTGGAATAACATAGTCGATTGAATCGTCTGGGTTTTCCTGTTGACCCATAAATTTTTCCCAGTTATCCCAGACTAATCGGTTAGGAATAAAGAAGAAGAATGAATCCATAACCATGTTGTCCATGATTGGATATAACGGTGTAGATAGACGGGCAAATGCCGTCATTTTTAAATTGAATGTGTCTCCGGGTAGTACTTCGTCGACGTATACGGGAACTAGGTAACCAGCGTCGAACGTGGTTTTATGTGCCGACTGACAGTCGAATTTGGAGCGGGGAATGTCCGCCTTTGGAATCATAGTGAACTGATGTACGTTTACTGATTTATTGCGGTGCATTTTTGCTCCTGTGTTATTGCGGGAGAAAGATAACCTTTCTCCTCGCTTTGGTTTTTACTTGGTAATTTTTACCTGTTTCCCTAAGGATAGTAGTTTTGGTTGTTCATGTAAAGTGAACAAACCAGTATTGTCATCAAAGCTGCCGAATTCATATAAATCGAAATCGTCGCTGTGATGGTATAGCTGATTGTCATCAGCTTGACGGTTTATCTCATCCGAGAAAGACCGTATGGCGACACCAACAGAAGGCACGAACATTGGTCGTGCATATGCGTCCGCTGCGCGGTCTTTTACTGAACAGAGTACTAGAATCATGAGGATTTTCCTTAAGTGAGGGTACGTTTAAGTTTTCTTAATCTGGCTTTTACTACCTTAGCTTTTACTGCGAGTCGCTCGGGTGTATTTTCCAGATGTTTTAGTTTAGCAGTTTTTTCTCGTTCATATTGTATTTCGTCAAACTCGTAAGGGTTTTCCTTATTGTATTGTTTATCGTAAAACTTTGGTGGTTTTACTTGTTTTTCGTTAAATACGACGTAATCATGTGGATAGACGTCGTTTTGGTATTTTTTGAGCCATGACGTTCCGATTCCGGGTTTCAGGCTCATTTTTGCGTATTCAGGTTTTCTTTGGATTATTTCCCCAGTTGTAAAGTCGACGTCTTGATAGTGGGCTTCGGCTTGTTTACCCTTTACTTTTTTAAGAACATATCGAGTAACGTAGCCAATTGAGTCCCAGTTAGCGTCTCCAACGGAGGAATAACCAAATGGCCAGAGGGCTTCAAGCTCTTCGGATCTATAAAGCATAGAACCAGCGGGAGTCCTTTTCCATAATTTCTTATCAT